GCATCGTCACCAAGAGCAGCCGCTAACTCATTAAGAGTATCTAGTGCTGCAGGAGATGAGTCCACAAGTGCTGCAAGGTTCGCATCAGCTTCAGCCTTGGTATACGCTGAGTCTATAGGCTCAAACCTAGCATCAGCAGCAGTCTTAGTATAGTGATCCGCTACTGTAAAACTTTTGAATGCTACAACAACAAACTCATCACCAGTAGTAGCTCCAGTACCTAGGACTACCGAAGTACCTGATGTAGCTGTGAAGTCACTAGAGTCTAGAGCAATACCGTTAAGGAGTACTATGATGTTTGATACTGTGTATGACAATGTAGCTGAGTTAGCATCAGAGCCTGAGAAGGTAGTCTGTGCGTTGGTAGCTATGTAGCGATAGGTAAGCATTGACGCTGTACCTGCTGCACTTGCTGCTATCCAATCAGCACCATCGTATACCTTCATACCATTGCTTGATGAGTCAAAGTACATAGCACCTTCGACTAGAGCTGCACCGTCGTTGTCTACACTCGGAGCTGATGACTTAGCGCCTAAGTATCTATCATCGAAGTTATCTAAAGCTGTGGCTGCTGCTGCTGCGCTGTTGGCTGCATTGGTCGCATTAGTACCTGAGCTTGTTACGTCTGCTGCTGTGTCTATGGTGTCTTGGTTTGTAGCTACTAAGTCAGCCGCTACTGCAGCACGATCTAGTCCTGTCTGTACCTTGTCTGCTTCTGCACTAACTACGTCTGCTGCTGTGAGCACTACGTCAGCGTTGGTAGCTACTAGATCTGCTGCTGTGTCTATTGTATCTTGATTGGTTGCAACTAAGTCTGCCGCGGCTGCTGAGGCACTAGACGAAGCTTCAGACGCTTTAGTCGTTGCTGTAGACGCTGATGTAGAGGCACTGGATGCACTTGTAGAGGATTCCCCAGCTTTTGTACTAGCAGTAGACGCACTTGATAAGGCGTTAGATTCTGATGATGCTGCTGCTGTTGCGGATGATGCTGCATTTGTCTCACTTGTGCTTGCGTTAGTTGCTGAGGTAGCTGCTGCAGATGCTGAGGAACCAGCGTTAGTTGCTGATGTAGCTGCTGCAATAGCTGAATTTGAGGCATTGAGAGCCTGTTGTGTTACTTCGTTAAGCGTGGCATCTTGGGTAGAATCCCCTGAGCCGCCTGTTCCACGGAATATAGCCATTATGTTACCACTATTAGTTAGGAATAAAGTGTAAAAAAAAAGGAGTCTCAAGTTTAGTTACAAGAGACTCCCATTAGTGGTTAGTTTAGATTAACCGTTGACTGCCATGATGAAGCCAGTCTCTGGACGCAATACCTGAGTACCATACAAACGGTCAGCAGTGTACAAAGTTCCTAAGAACTCTTGCTTGTACTGTGTTTGAGAGCGTACACCCTGTTGCTCAGCCAAGACCATAGTGTCTTTGTGACCCAACAAAGCACCACGAATAGCACCACCAGCAGTAGCAGCGTTCTCGGCAGCAGTTTCCAAAGTAGGACAGTTAGTAGACACATAGATGTCGATACCGTACAACTCACCGATCTTACCATTAACAACACCTTGGCCATTAACGAAGTCACTAGAAACATAACGATCAACACCCATGATTGCATTACGCATTGAAGGTGGAATCACTAAGAAGCGTCCGTCCATTGGGGCGTCTGCATCATCAAGCTTCTGAACCATGTCACGTAGGAAGCTATCAGCAAATACGTCAGCAGGTACAACAGTGTCAGCAGTGTAAGCTGAGGTGCCATTAGCAGCGTCATTGTAGAAAGCAGCACTTGTGTGCCAGCTAGAACCATTACCATCACCAAACTTCTTACCTAGGCCGAATAGATCGCTGTCTACTTGCTTGCCTAATGCGTAGCCTGCATCACCAGTATAGAACTGACGTAGGGAAGCTAAAGCTTGTACGTTAGTGATATCTTCGATCATACGGGAATATTCAAAGTGCTGGTCAATAGTAACTAGTACTTCTGACTCAGTAGCGTTCTGAATAGTTACTGCTGTGTTCTCTGCTTTAGCAGAAGCAACGCCACGGGTAGGCTTAGGGATATGGATAGTATCGCCTTTCTTACCTTGCATTGCAATTTTCTTAGTTAAAGGAGCAAGTACAAGAGACTTCTCGTATGCTGCAATTACTTCGTCAGACCAAATCTCTGGGATGAAACTTGCTGCTGAAGTGTTATCTACCATACCGCCAGTTGCTGGATATACTGAAGTAGCCATGTTTAATTTCTCTCTATTTTGTAGTGTGTAAGGTTATTTGACCCGTTTCTCAGCGTATGCCTGTTGGATATCGTCTGAAAGTGCTAAGTAGCGTTCTGGGTCTGTTTTCATTAGTTTAATAATATCAGCTCGTCTATAGATCTTTTTGGAAGTACTTGAATCTGGGTTACCGCGTGTGTAACCATTAGATCCTTCCCTGACAGCCTTCTGTCTTCCTTCTTTCTCAGCCTGAATAGTTTGATTGATTACACCAGAGCGATCTTTCCATAAGGAGAAGAGCTCATTAGCTGCCTCGGTATCAAAGTGCTGATCTGCCGCCACAAACATCCGAGTACGTATCTTAGAGGCTTGAATCCACTCAGCAAACTTAGGATCGCTTACGATCTCTGGGATGTCTGGATGATCTTCTTTAAGCAGAGCCATTGAGGTTTGCTTTTGATAAGCTCTCGTTGATTCTTGTGCTGCCTTTACGGACGGGTGGTTGTCAATTGCGCGACTAATTGCTTTCTCAGGATCAGAATAGAAATCTATATCTTCATCTGGTTCGACCTTAGCTGTAGGAGCTTGATCGTGGAGTTGTGTGTTGATATAACTATCGACTACATTACGTAGATCACCTACTTCAGAAGATTGACGACCTAATAGCTTTTCAGCTTCTTGGTGCATCCTAACTACATCTTCAAGTGACTTACCATTGTACTTGTCTGGGATTGCCTCAGGTTCATTAGAAGGTTCAGGGTTAGCCTGTGGGGCTTCCTGTGCTACTTGTGACTCTGTAGACATATCATCTAAGCTATCAAAACGCTCACTTAATTCCTCATTTTCGAGGATAACTGCTGCCATATTAAACTCCGTACCTTAGTATTATGGAGAGTGATTAAAAATGAAAGCTTCCTAGGTTTAGGGGTTGGCTCTCTCTGCTTTTGCTCTACCGCGTTCATGATCCTTAACCCACTTAATAGTGGCCCCAGCAAAGTCGCCAGAGAAGGGATCTAATAAAGAACGAGGAGAGGAAAGTTGTCTGGTTGCTAAGGCATCACACGTTTTACACTTAACAGTGTCTGGTGAGCCTTTAACCATATGTTCATTAACGTGCCCTACGGCACACTTGTAATCGAAGTATTTAAACATCAGCGTAATCAGCCTCTATAGGATCTTCAGTGCGCTGAGACTCCTCTTGACCTATACGTGTTGTTTCTTCTAAGTTCAGGAAGGTGCCGATGATGTTCAATTGACCCTTACGGAAGTAAAGGTCTTTCTCATCTTTGGCAGCTTCTACTGAGTTAAGGTTAGGGATGCTCAGCTTTAGATCCTCAACGAGTGCTTTCCAGCCTGATGTGCGGAAGAGTTCGTTCATGTCTCTAAAGTAGAGCTCTAATTCGTGGTCTGTCATGTAAGATATTATCCTTTTAAAGTATCTTTGATTTGATGGTACTATTATAACATAATTAGGGTATTATGTCAAGGTTTATCTTTACTTTTACTAGAAACTGTGCTAGGAGACTCTAATGCTGCCACCTGCGCCTCTAGCACTGTTATCTGCTCCAAGAGCCTGCTGTAGCTGCTGTTGATTTGCTCCACCACTAGGTTGAGGTCGCGTTGGGATACCATTCTGTTGTGCTCCTTGTTTCATTTGGAAGTTCATTTCCATAGCTTTGTCTTTAAGCATACGGTCTGCTACTGCTAATCTGCGTTCAAACTCTTTGTCATCGTTCTCACCGTCTTTAAGGTTCGTTGTGATGGCTTTAATACGATCAATCTCCATTTCAAGAGGTATAGCCTTAGCTTCTGTCTCTAACTTCTTAGCTCGTGCTTGTGATTCAGCGGCTTGAGCTTCCAGAGCAGCAGTTTGTGAGGCTTGGAAGGCCAACTCAGCCTGTCTAGTCTCTTCTTGTGCCTTCTGGGCTTCAGGTGAGGGTTCAGCGGCCTTATCAATCAAGCCCATAAGCTCTTCACGGTTAGATACGTTCATGTTATCTACGATAGACTTAAGCATGATAGGGTAATAAGGAGTATCCTTGCCCATAGTCTGGAGCAACTGCACCAACTGACTTACTTCGTACTCTCGTGCCACAATGCCTAAGGAAGACGTTGCGTTGAACTTGTAGTCCGACACAGGGTAGAGCTCAGGCTCGTACTGCATATAACGCCAAGCTGCCTTCGCCACAAAGGGTATCAGGAAGGATTCTTGGAAGTTAATCAAGGTGCGCTTATGTCGCTTAATGATTGCACCTAGAGACATCGAAATGCCAGCAGCAGTAGCTTCTCCATTGATTTGACCACCAACACCAGAAGAGTCAACAGCACCTGTACTCTGCTGTACCATCGACTGTAGTGCTGAAGCCTGAGCAAACGTAATCTGACTAACATTACCAAAGTTGAATGGATTGATGATCTCTCGTGGATCACCGTTAGTCAATAATAACTTACCAGCGCGAATCTCTGGCTTTGTGCCGCGTGGGATGCGTGTAGCGTCCATAGCAAGCATAGGGTGTACTGTAAGGGCCAGAGCGTCTATACGAGCACGTAGCTCAGCGTCTAGGGCCTTCTGTGAGTTGTAGCCTTTCTCGCACACACCGCGACCATAGAAGCGACTAGGCACTACATCCCAAGGGAATGCTACAATAGGTCGATCCTTCATCATGTACGGGCTAGGCTCAGCCTTAAGAAGATGACCTTCGTTAGCGATGATGACTACAGCTTCAATGTAGTAGCTTTCTTTGTCTTCATCCTCAAGATCATAATCTAGCTCAGCTTCAAGCAAGTGACGCGGTACGAGACCGTAGTACTTAGTCAAGCGAGTCTTATCATCCTGATGTATCGTAAGATCGTTGTCAGGCTCTAAGTTGAAGTCTTCACTAGCTGAACCAATGTAAACATCCTTATAGATACCTTGCTCTTGTAGTTGTTCTACTAAGTGGGTGCCTACGAACTCATCTACAGCACAGCCTAAGGCTTCTTCAATGTTAGTTGCTGTAGGATCAATACGGAAGTTCTGTGGTAAGATAGGACGTAGACGAACAATGGTACGCTTGCTGACGTTAACACCAACAGCCTCCATAGCGCCATCCATGACCTTCTCGGTAGCAGGCTTCATCTCCATGATCTCTTCAAGGACGACCTCACCTACACCGTTACCAAAGACTGCTGAGTTGATTAAGCATTCGCTTACGTCCCTGCGGATCTTAGCTGTGTCAAAGTCTTCGTGTAGCTTCTTACGGAGGAACATGATGTCCTCAGTCTCTGAGTCACCTAGGTTATCTTTGATGTCGAAGTAAGTACCACGACCAAAGGTGGCCTCTTCGATCTCAGCTACGTTAGACTCTACGGCCTGTTGTAGGGCAGGAGCAATGATCTGTGAGCGTTCAGACCCACGAGTCTTATCACTAGCTGACCAGATACCACGCCATAAGCGATAGTACTCTGCGTGTTTGGCGGCATAGTTGTTCTCGTAGTAGTCGCCCCAATCGTCTACCTTGGCCATTACCCACGACTCAAGCGATTGCTCAATGATCATAGGTTCTGTTGATTCGTTGTTATCATCTAAATGAATATTCATAGTTTAGTATCCGCTAATTGAGTCTAAGATTTCAAAGTTGTCTAACTCTTCAAAGTTACCTGCGTAGGTTACCTTGGCTAGCTGGTCTATATAGGCCAAAGAGTCAATCAGGTCATCGTGGGTTAAAGGGTCAGGGAACTGGAACAATTGGTCTAGGAAGACCTCACGCCATTCTTTCTTAGCTTTGTTTAAGGTAATGCGACCATGCTCCATACGCCCCTGTAGGGCCCACATGATCCTGTCAGTCTTCTTCTGGTTACCGTGGGTAAGCTCTTCTACTCTGAAGTAAGTATTACGTTGCTTCATTCTATCCATTAGAGGAGACATAACAGCCTGCTTAGAGATGCCTTTCTCTATTCCTATGGAGAGTGGCTTGTAGGTTGCTACGGCAGAGAAGATCTTATTGGCAGTCTCATCAAGTGTCCATCGTCCATAGATGATGTCCTCAACGAACCAACCCTCCTCATTGACCCACACAACTGAGATAGCTGATTGGTCTAATCGGGAGGTGTTACCTTTCTTCTTACTTACATCTTGGAAGCCTGCAAGGTCAATGGCAATGTAGTAGTCACCGTCCCCTATAGGCTTACTTCCGAACTTCAACCAATCCTCTTTGAACATCTCCGAGCCTTGGTTCTTAAAGCTAGCCATGAACTCCTGTTGGAAAGCATGGGTACTCATAGACTTCTTGGCTGAATCAATCTCGTCTGGATCTAAAGTTTCATTATCGTAGGAAGTGAAGTGGTAAGCTGAGTACTGAGGATCATTAGCTAGCTCAGCATACTTGTATAGATCATAGAAGTGGTTACGTCCCTTGGGAGTACCGATGAATAAGCAGCCACCCTTTTGGTCAGCTAAGGCTGGTCGTAAGACCTCCTCAAATACCTCAGGCTTCATGTCGCCGTACTCATCCATTACTAGATAATACAGGCTGACCCCTCGCATGGTGTCTGGTCTGTCTGCACCCTTAAGTGAGATAGTAGTGCCATTGATTAAGGTTACTTGCATGTTGTTTATGTGTGCTGATCTGATTACAGGAGCGCCTAGCTCACACAGTAGCTTCCACATGATGTCTCGTGCCTGACCCTGAGTAGGGGCAACATAGAAGATATGTGAGTTTGGTAGTGATGTCTCAAGTCCTTTAACTATGAGCTTCCAAGCAGCCTTACGTGTCTTACCACATCGGCGTCCAGCAGCAACCACAATGAAGCGGTTAGGATCTTTCCAGACTTTCTTTTGCCATTCCAACAATTCAATCTGTAGATCACTCATACTATAGTGTACTCCGCATCATCTATGTCTTGGTCTTGAGGCTCTTGTGCAACATCCACTGACCCACCAATTCCAGTAATATTGATCTGTATGGCATTCTTACCACCACCTTTGATGATCTCTTTCTCAAAGGCTGCTACAGGAGCTACACGATCCATGACTAACTTCCATGCACTAGCTTGGTTCTTATGTTCATTATCCAAAGCTGCATCAAAGATAGCATCTAATACTTTAGCTGACTTAGGGGACGCAAGCATCCTAGCTTTATATTCGTTAATGATTGTAGCATCGCCTTTAGGACGACCTATAATGCCTTTAGGTTTCTTAAGTGATGCTTTAGGTGGTCGACCTACCCTTTTGGGAGTCTTATCTGTAGTGTCTATAGTGGACTTGGTGCCCTTAGGAGCTGACAAATCAATTACCTCTATGTTGAGATTGAGTGTTTTACTTTAGTGTCTATGGTGTACTTAAGACACTTTAGAATGATACTTTAATTATTCATTATGTGATAACTAAAAGATCTCTTAAAGTGTCTAAAGCATACTATAGGTATATTATAACATATTTAGAGTCTTAAGTCAAGCTTTATCTTATCTATTGGTCATATTAACTATATTCCTAATGCATATACTCAGGTCTACCATAGATAGCCCTTAAAGCTAAATAGGAATCATTCGCATCACTAGGTGTACCAAGGGTTTCAAGTGAATTACAAGTGTATTCCTTTGTTGACTTTAGCGTTGTAAACTTGGGTCTTCTTTAGTAAACTTGGGTCTTCCCTAGAAACTAGATTCACTCTTTAGTAAACTTGGGCGCCTACCACAGTTAATCCAGAGAAACTCCACGCCCCCGTCCCCCATCGAATCCTTAGCACACCAAGACCACCAGTGTCAACCCCTAGTTACTGCCCAGTCATACCGTGACTACATCGGCTGCTATAGTCACGCCCTTGACGTACACTGGTGGCTGTGGTAGACCCAAGGCACACAGTTAAACAAGTGTGTCAAGTGTGTGACTATTGACAATGGTATAGTCACAAGGTTGACAAGAGTAGACAAGTGTGTGCCAAGGTGGGTGCCTACGGGGAATAGTAGTAGACCATAGCGCAAGTGTTGACAAGTGCAAGCAAGTAGTGTATGAGAGGTACCTATTGTTTATGCGTGTGTGCGCGAGTACCATGCTAGTGTGGCTAATGTCAAGCTTTAGGCATAGTGTGACTGGTGGGTCAGTATTATATTGTTGTTGACTTTATCTGTGCTTGTGCTATTATAACCTCACTGAAGCAAACAACGCACACCGAGGCACTACCATGAAAACATCAGATATACGTAAAGCACTTGAGCAAGCCATTACAGCAATGGAGCAAGCCGTAACCGCTGGCGACTTT